CTGATTTTAGTTTAAATTTGAAGAAAATTTTAAATAAAAATCGTGCGAGAAATCGAGCGAAAAGTTACAAGTAGATTTGTTAACTGAATTAGTGGGGTCTGTACATCGCTTTGGTAGGCTCTGTATAGGCTCTACTAATTGAATTAATAAAATAGGAGAACTACCAAGGCTCTCCAATCTAGGAGGTTATTTATATGGAAGCACCAGCATATTATGGAATATTACCAGCAAATATAAGATATGATAAAAATTTAAAACCTATGGAAAAAATAATGTATTCAGAATTAACTGCATTATCTAATAAAAATGGGTATTGCAATGCAACAAATTCTTATTTTGCAGAACTATATGAAGTTAGTAAAAATACAGTTAGTTTATGGATAAGTGATTTAGAAAAAGCAGGATATATAAAAACAAAATTAATATATGAACCTGGAACTAAAAATATAAAAGAAAGAAGAATTTTTATAGCTGACCCTATCACGAAAAATAATGATACCTATCACGAAAAAGAAGTAGACCCTATCACGAAAAATAATGATACCCCTATCACGAAAAATCGTGAGGATAATAATACAAGTATTAATAATACAAGTAGAATATTAAAAGAAAAAAATATAAAAAAAGAAAAATCTAAAAATGAAGTTGAAACTTATATCAATAATCTAGATTTAGATGATGACTATAAACAGCTTCTATTTAAGTATGTAGAGTACAGAAAATCTATAAAAAAACAGATAAAAACAATAGTACCTATAAAAAAAATAATAAAAGACTTCCCTGATTATTTTAGCTTAGATGAGGCTATAAATATTGCAATGGAGAAGGAATGGCAAGGATTAGAGCCTGAATGGATAGCAAAGTACAAGTTATCTAAAACTAATAATACAAATAATAAACTTGCTCAAAGCAAAGATACAAGCGAATTTTTAGTTGATGATAACTACATAGATCAAATGAAAGAGAGGTACGGATTATAATGACTAGCCAAGAATTTAATACAAGTTTTAAGAAGTTTTTAGACTATTTTCCAACTAATGATATGACTAAAGAAAAAATAAACATATATTGCATTGCTCTAAGTTCTCTAAGTGTAGAGCAACTAGATAAGGCTTTTATTTCTATGATTAGAAATAGAGTTTATAAAAGTTTTCCACAAGTTGCTGAAATTATTCAATATGCAACTGGAACCACTGAAAGTAACTTAGATGATAGAGTAGTTTTAGCTAAGCAACTTCTAAAAAATGCACTTATCAGATATGGTTCATATACATCAATTGAATTCGAGGACAAAGGAATTCATGCAGTTATAGACAGTTTAGACGGTTGGCAAAATCTTTGTTCGATGTCTACTGATGAACTAGATAAGTTCTTAACTTTTGAATTTGCTAAAGTTTACAAAGCATACACAAGAAATAATTATGAAGTTAGCAAGTATTATCTAGGATATTTTGATGTAACTAATGGGACACAAACTATAAATAAAATCGGATATAGAGATATGGGAAAAACATTAACTTTAGTTACTCCAAACACTCAAAAAATAGAGTATAAAAGAGATATTGAAGCTGATAAGAAAGGGATAAAACAAATAAAAGAAGTAGTTAAAGAAATAGGAGGATATTATGAATATTAGCGAAAAAATAGCACTGGATATGGAAAAATTTTATAAAAGATACTCAGAAGAAATTGATGAGTATAAGAAAATAGGAAATGATAAAAACTTAGAAAAGCTTATAAATAGATTAAGAGATTTAGAAACTTATGAGGTAAGCACTATAAAAGATGTAGTATTAGTTCAAAAAGATAATATTACAGTGTATTTCTCATTCTATGATTTTGAATATACTAATCATAATATTGAGATAGCACAATATCACAAAGGAGAAAATTATAATCTTTATGTATCAAATGATGATGGTTTTATAACATTAGCTGAACTTAAAGAGATGTCTAAAATGATGACAAATGTTAAGGCAGTTGCTGATGAAGTTATAGGAGATGATACTGATGAATGAATTACAAATATTTAAAAATAAGGCTATTTAAGGAGGAGAAATGGTACATAAACAAATGCAAACAAGAGATTATTTAAGAAATTTAGTTTCAAAAATCAATAAAGCTTCTGAGGTCTCTTTTAATTCATCTAAGCTGAATAGTAAGGAAGAGTGTGAAAAATATATTTTAAATTTAATTAAAGATTTGAAAAATAATTCAGGAAATAACAAGGCTTATATTAAAGAGATAGATAGTTTAAAAGAAGAAGTTGAAATTTTGAACACTGGAAACAAAAGGCTTGAATCTGAAAGAGCATTTTATATAACAGAAGCGAAAGGAGCAAAAAAAGCGAGGGAAATAGAACAATATTATAAAGAATTTTATAAAAATATGGCTGATAAATGGGAAACCAATTATAAATTTCAAGAAGGTAAAAATAAAATTATAAGAGATTTTAATATTTTTCTAAGTTTTGTTATAGTTTTAGAAGCTCTTTCAATCGTTATGTTAATTTGGAAGTGATTAAATGAAACAAAGATTTGAAATTCCATACAAGCCTGATTCTGTAAATGACCATTGGGAGATTAACAAAAACGGGAAAGGATTAAGAGTTAGTGATAAAGGCAAAGAGTTTAGAGAAGCTGTACAATGGTATATTAAATCGAAGAAGTATATAACATTTACAGGAAAAATAAAAGTAAATATAGAGTTATATTTTAAAGATAATCGTAAAAAAGATATAGACAACTATTTTAAAGCGATATTAGACAGTTTTAACGGCTTTCTTTATACAGATGATAGTTTTATATATCAACTTAAAGGGACAAAGAAATTAGGTTGTGATAGAGATTATTTTGTAATAGAAGTGGAGGAGTTGAATTAATTGATTTACAGATGTAAGAATTGTAATAAATTTATAGCTAATATAAAAAATGAAAAGAATATGAAAATAAAATGTAAATCAGTTGAGTATTTAAACAAAAATACTTTAAAAATAAAATGTAGCTGTAAACATATAAATATTGTAGAAATTCAAAAAGTAAAATAAAAACATAACTATTGAATTTACAGTATATATATGCTACAATATAGGCAACAATTAAAAAGACCAAGTCGTTAAGTAGAGAAATCTATTGACAGCTTTATTAAATAAAGCAGAAGGACTTAGATAACAAATTAATCAAGATGTAAAAATCTTATTAGTTTTTTATTTAAGTCCTTTTTTTATTTTTCTAGGAGTAAAAAATGAAAGAATTAAAAATCACAAATAAAAATATAGATGACATTAAAGAATATGAAAACAATGCTAAGGAACATCCAGATTGGCAGATTGAACAGATAGCTAATTCTATACAAGAGTTTGGTTTTAATGATCCGATAGCAATAAATGCAGATGATCAAATTATAGAGGGACATGGAAGATTATTAGCAGCTAAGAAATTAGGATTAATAGAAGTACCTTGTATTGTTTTAGATGGACTTACAGAAGTTCAAGAGAGAGCATATATAATTGCTCACAATAAAACTACAATGAATACTGATTTTGATTTAGATAAATTACAGTATGAGTTAAATGCTCTGAAAGTAGAAGGCTTTGATTTGAGTTTAACAGGTTTTAGTGAGTATGAAATTGAAAATCTATTAGAAGAAACAGAAGAAATTAATCTTGATGAATTAGTTTCAGATGAAGAAAAAAAATCAAAAGAAAAAAGATGTCCGCATTGTGGGGAATTGCTATGAGATTGTTTTTATCTTCGTATGAAATAGAAAAAGATTTAGAAGTTTTAACAGAAACAAAACCTTTATTTGTTTTAGGAAGTTTTTTCTATTTAAAAAAATGCAAAAAAGATTATTTAGATAGATATATGAACTATGTAAAAACTCAATGTAAGGATTTTATTCTAGACTCTGGGGCCTTTACTTTTATAACAGGAAATAAAAATGCTAAAAACTATATTATAGATAACATAGATGACTATATAGAGCAATATGCTAATTTTATAAAAAAATGGGAGATTAAAAATTATATTGAACTCGATTTAGATTCTATTTTAGGATACGAAAAAGTAAAAGAGATTAGAAAAAAATTAGAGGAAAAAGTAGGGCATAAATCTATACCTGTTTTTCATAATTTATATAGGACGAAAAATGACCTAGATGAAATTTTAAAAGAATATAACTACATCGCAATAAGTAATTTTAACGGGGGTAAATCTAAAAAAATAATCGAACCAATAAAAAAAATTGTCAATTACGCAAATAGCAAAAATGTAAAAGTTCACGGACTAGCTTTAACAGGAAATAATTTTACAAAAAATATAAATTTTTATTCTGTAGACAGTTCAAGTTGGAGAGGTTGTATTAGATTTGGAAGTGTATCCAAATTTAATTTAAAAAC